GGCGCAGGAAATAGCAAAGCTCTTCGGACTCCTTTACCACTTCGAGCATCAGCACCGCATAGGCAAAGACGGATGGAAGGCGGAAAAGCACCTTGAGTGGAGACAACGATACTCCAAAGTGATGCTCGAGAAAATCCGCATGAGACTGACAGCGGTCAAAAATCGCATCGGCGTGCCACCCGACGACCCGCTGCTTGCCGCCACCGAACATGCGCTTAAACAATGGGACGAGATACCACGCATCTTAGCCTCACCCACCTACAGACTTGACAATAACGAAGTCGAGCGCATTAACCGTTACATATCCCTGACCCGCCGCCGGCTGACAATCGGCTCCCACTCCGGAGCCGAAGTCGCCGCCCTGTACCACTCGCTCGCCATCACCTGCCATCAGCGCGGAGTCAACGTCTTCGACTACTTCTGCGACATCATCGACCGATGTGCCGCATGGCCTCCAAACGCCCCAATCGAAAAATACCGGGAACTGCTGCCCGACCGCTGGAAACCCTCACAAAAATAGCCGCCCAAAATCTGGACGGCTTTCTTTTTATGGCTTACCTGCTGTCGCGGATGGCTGTACCTACAGAACTGAAGCACAAAAGCGTCTGAAATCTCACCACCGCGAGTAAGCTCACGTTTGGTAAGCATCTTGTCTTTATGAAAAGGGTCTGACGGCGGTGTGTAACACGGATGTAGACCGAGTAAAATCCATCTGTGCGTGGCCGTCTTACCACTGCTTTGAATGTAGCCATTGTAAATTATATGTTATTGTTTTGGTTTTCTTATTATTACGAGTAGACAACACGCGGACAACAACGCTCTGAAAATGGTGCGGATTTTGGACAACATTTGCGTTCATTAGTACACACTATCGTGTTCAAATGCACATACCTCTTAAAAATACCTTAGGCGATAAGCCTCTGTGTTAGAGGGCTTACCGCCTAAGTGTCTTATGATAAGGGGTTATCTCTTAGTCTTCGATGGCCGCCTGCGCCGCCAATAGAATTAAGTGATATTGACCCACTTGTCGAGTATGTTGAATTTTTGTTAGATTTAGAATTTACGTCCCATGCGTTTTAAGTCCGTGCAAGCGTCTACAAGGAAGTAGTAAATACCTACGGCGTGCTCGTTAGCGAATGACATTGCCCACTCGCTAAACTTTTGCTCTATCCCGGTCTTGGGGTCGGTGTAATCAGTTTCCCACAGGTCGGCGAGGTCTGCATTTACCTCATTGGGGGTGTTGCCGAGTGCGTCTACCACCTCGGCAGGGTATTCTTCAATCAAACCCTTGCTCCAATCTCCAAACTCGGAGCCGGGATTGAGTAGCAGATACTCAAATGCGGCGTCTTGCAGCTCGGCTGTCAAGGTAGCCGGTTCGTTGTATATGTTTTGTTCGTTCATATCACTTATCAAATTATGCCTCTATTTGGCTCGTAGGACGCGCTACAATCGCTTTTGTGGCTTTGGCGGTATAGTTTATCATCTGAGCGTCCGAAAGGCGTTTATTGAGCTTTATTCTCGTTTCTCTCTATTATCAATGAAAGATGTTGGAACGCTTCATCATCTACACATTTTGGGCAAAACTTATGTTCACTGAAAGAAAAAGTTGAATATCTAACGCCCATATTTAAGTCACACGTGTCGATGAATTGAATACCCTGCATATCCGCCATACGTTCATCTTTGGTTTTCGGGTCGTCAACTAAATTGGCGGCACAGTTGCGGTTTGTGTGTACCGTATTGAAACAATCCACATAAACGAACTTCCCAATCTCGCTGCGCTTGCTGTTTGTGCATGATGTGAGATATAGCACCAATATAGCCACAATCCATCTCATTTCATTTCAAGTAATTTGTCTGTCAGTTGGTCTATGCGCTTGCGCTGCTCATCAATGATGTCTGTAAGTCTCTGAATCGTCTCCGGGTCATTCTGACCGGGGTTGAAACTGCGGTCTACGTCTCTGATGTCTATCCGTACGTCTTTTTCTTCAAGCAAGTCAGTAACAGCCACGCCGAAAAATTCTGCAATCTTTCGGAGGGTGGCTAACTCGCAGCTATCACGTTGATAGATGTTGCGAATCGCCGTGTCGGACATGCCGATATGTTTTGCAAGCTCTTTCACTGTCCTTCTTTGGTCAGTGAGTAGCCCTTGTATCTTTTCCTTTAGCATAAGTTTTATTGTGGCTAAATGTTAATAATCCTTAAAAGGACAAGTATTATTGTGCTCATTCAAAAGTATTGTTATATCTTTGCATCACAATACCTCGGGTATAGCAACGCAACTCGCTGAGTCTAACCGCAAATTTACTAAATAATATGCAAACAACAAAAGAAAAAACTTCGCAAAATCAATATCTCGTCAGAAGAGTATCTCTGACAGATAGCATCAAGAGCATCCCCGCCGGGGTGACCGTGACGTATGATTGTCGCGTGGCAGGTTCTATGGCGAGCGCAAAGTCCGCTGTCAGCCGACTTAACAAGGCTGCGGGTCGTGAGGTGTATAAGATTACCTCAGCCGACAATGGAGTGACATATTCAGTAATTCATAATCGCTGACCGATGAAACGCTATTGGTTTACCCTCATGAATGAGGCTTACGAAGACTTGGGAGTGCTTATCCCAGATGGCTCAAGCAAAGCTACTGCCGTCAATCGTGCCAAACGATGGATGCAGGAAAATGGAGTTAAGTCTGCACAGTTACAGGTAAACAGTATGCGCACAGACAATCTCCTTGAATTTATCGAAATAACCCTCTAAAACAAATATCAATCATGAAAAAAGCAACTATCATCTTCGCATTTATGGCCGTACTTCTCACCGGCTGTAAGTCAACACAGGCAAGCCTCGACAGCCTCCGCGCTGAAATCTCTTGGTCGTCATTCTGCGCTGCACGTGGCTATGACCTCAACGACAACACCTATCAAGCCACGAATGAATACCTCGACACGTGGTGCGGCTCGGTCGATGAAGAGGCCGCATTCATCGAAGCAGGAGTAGAACCTTACTAAATCTATATGCCATGACAGATTTCGACAAGAAACTTATCGAGAAGGCAAGCGGCTTCCGCCGTTGGGATTATCGCAACATAGATGTCCTTATCTCCATTGCCGACACAGAGGTAGCCCGAAAGCGGCTCACCAACATCCGTTGGGAACTCTACGACTTAGTTCAAGAAACTCTCTAACACCCTATCACAATGAATAAGACAATCTCAATAATCAGCATAGCAATTCTCTTCTCCCTCGGCATGGTGGCTTTTCTGCTCATCTTCGGCGAAGAACAGGATGCAGACCTCCTTTCATGGACTTTCCGCTTTGTCATCGACAAAACTATTGGCATCGGCACCGTCTTTCTCATCGCCCGGCTCTACAAGCGTTGGAGCAAGATAGACCCCTGGTTTATCGCATACGATAAGATGTGCGATGAAGTAATGGACAAACCTAATCCCACTCAACTCTAAATCTCGTTATGCCTCCAACAGTACACATACAATTCTCTGACAGGCTCGTCAGCTATGAAACATTTATGACCGACCTTACAGCACGGTTGGCACGAGTGATTAAGAGCGATGCAGCCGACCCGAAGTATATCTCCCAACGCACGGCCTATTCAATCTTCGGACGCAAGAATGTTGACCGTTGGAGGCGCACAGGAAAGGTAAAGCCCTCCAAACGTCCGGGCAAGGTTGAATACTGCATGGCAGACCTACGCCTCCTTCAGAGAACAGAACAGGATTACCTCAACCAATAAGACAGATACAATGGATTACGCAATATACAAGACCAATGACGGCAAGAATCCTCGTGTTATTTACCGCTTCACGCAGGAGGCTTGCAATCACAGGGCGAAACCCGCCGCGAAAGCGAAACTCAATGAAATGTGGCTACGCGTTACCGACAGGCTTGACTATTTCCAGAATGCCGAAGGAAATGACAACGAGTTTTCCTATGACCACCCCACAAGCATAAATACATCAGAGCGGATACGCTTTTACATAGCAAAGCTCTGACGGCTCAGCCTCTCGGTGTGTCGGTCGCACTACAGATTTTGGTTCTGTCGGAGGGGGTTCGATTCCCTCAGAGGCTACAAGTAGCGGTAGTTGCTACATGATTGATAACCTCGGAGGCTGCGCTGTCAGCCTAAGCCAAAGTGCAGCCTCCATTTTTCAATCAAGCAATCCGCAAATGTTTAACAATTTAACTCCATCAATCATGGGCAACCTACAACTGACGGTTGAGGAAATCAACCAACTCAAGCCGCTCGAAATAGTCGAGCATCCTGTCGTGCGTGAGCGCTTCATATTTATCTACGACAAACTTTGGGGCAACGGTGAAGCCGCTTATGAGCGTGAAAGTATCTACTTCAACAAGGCTCTCCGCGACAACGACAAGGGCAAACTGCAACGCGCCACACCGTTCAGCATCTTCACGGCATTCATTGACCTTGCCGTGTGTGGCCTCTCACTTGAACCCGGCACACGCGCACTCGCATATCTCATGGGGCGTAACGTCAATGTCGGCACCAAAGAAAGACCTCAATGGGAGGGTCGCTGCGTCCTCACCGTGTCGGCCTACGGCGAACTTGTGATGCGTACTCGTGACGGTCAAATACGTCATGCCGACAATCCTGTACTCGTCTACGACAATGACGAATTTTCATTCAAGGACATTGACGGTCGCAAATCTGTGTCTTACACCTGTAACCTACCTCACACCGGCCACAACATCATTGCTTGCTACCTGCGTATCACTCGCGCCGATAGTTCTATCGACTACTCAGTGATGTACCCCGAAGATTGGTGCCGCCTCGCCGGTTATTCACAGAAGCAGAACCGAGGTGTCGCCAACGAACTCTACGGCATGGACGCTAACGGCATTGTCCATATCGACCCCGGCTTCCTCATGGCCAAGTGCATCAAACACGCTTTCAAGTCCTACCCGAAAGTGCGCATCGGTCGTGGCACCGAACTCCAATCACAGCAGGTAGACGAACCGGCACAACTCTCCGATGAGGAAATCTACGGAGTAGACCCCGATACCGGCGAAGTCCTCGATAATGCTACCGAACCTGCGCCTCAGCCATTCGGTAACAACGAGCCTCCACAGGGCGTAACTGTAAACACCGATGATGAGGAAGGCTTCTGAAAGCAACATCAAGCCTTGCAGTGGGTGCCCGCTTGTGCGTAACACTCTCAACGGACACTACTGCACTCGGCTTGGTATCATCACCGAATACGCTAAAACAAAACCGTGTAACCCATAAATATATCAATCATGGCAGATAACACCCAAGCATTAACAATCTTCGAGCAGAAAAACGTGCAGACCCTTGCCGAACTCGCTCCACAGTCGTACCGCGAGAACCAATTATCTCATACCCGGTGCCTTGAAGTAGGCAGCGCCCTGTTGCTCCGGGTAAAAAAGGAGGGCATGACAGACGCTCTCGATATAGAGATAGCCAAGTTCATCGAAAAAGCAAAGCTGACCGTCAAGAAGATGAACGGCAAGCGCACTCCTGTTACGCAGCTCTTTGACCAAATCCGTAAGGTCTACACCTCAATGGAGAATGATGTAGACCCCACCAAAGCAGACTCAATTCCCAATCAACTGCAAGCCCACCGCAATGCCTATGCCAAGAAAAAGCATGAGGAAGAGGAGCGCCGCCGCCGCGAAGATGCCGCTCGACAGGCAAAGGAGAATGCCAAAATTCGCTATCGCGCTGATGTCAATGACGACTATGTAAGCCAGTTCAACGCTCTTGTCAATAAGAGCATCAACGAGCTTACCGACATGGATAAGCAGATAAGCCTCGACAATTACGAGATTGTCTACGATGGCATCAAGAATTTCAGTTGCGAACTTCCTGCAACATGGTGTCAGACGGTAATCAGCGGCGCACATCGCCCTGCCGAACTAACCCCGGACGAATGTCGCGCTATACAGGCCAACGTGATGTCCGGCCTCGTCAATCGCTTCAAGGAGCAATTTCCTTTTGAGGTGCAAAGCATACGCGATGATATTCTCGACCGTATGCCCTCAAAGAAAAAGGAGCTTGAGCGCATCGCCAAATCGTCAGCCGAGGAAGCCGCCCGCATCAAGGCCGAAATGGAGGCTAAGGAACGCGCTGAGGCCGCTCGTAAGGAAAAGGAACGCGATGAGCGAGAGAAACAGGAAGCCGCTGAAAAGCAGCTTGCCGCAAAGAAACAGGAAATGGACGGTCTTTTCGGCGCACAGGTCGCTACACCTGTGGCATATCAGCCAAAGACACAGGTTAAGAAAAAGGTGGTTATCAATTCTGCCGAGGACATCATGAAGATTGTCGCTTTTTGGTGGTCACAAGAGGGCTGCACAAAGACCTTAGAAGAACTCTGCAAGGAGTTTAAGAAGCAAATCACCTTTGCTAATACCGCCGCAAACTCCAAAGACAACGCTATGTTCATCGCTGATGTCCAATACGAGGACGAGGTTAAAGCCAAGTAATAATGAGCCACAATCCGGACGCATATTACAGCCGTACTGAGGTCAGCAACTCTGACCTCACGGCTCTAAAGAACCTCTTACACCCGGTGCCTATGCCGCCGGGTGTAAAGGAGGCCGCTTTTCGCTTCGGCAATCTCGTGGACGCGATAATCACCGAGCCGGAGCGAGTGAACTACTACCAACTGACGGTAGATGATGAGCAATACACCGATGATGAGTTTCGCCATGCAAAGGAAATGTATCGCTCCCTGCGTATGACGGCTCGGCATGACCCCTTTCTCGCAAAGGTGTTGGCTGAAGCCGAAACACAGCGCTACATGGTCAATCAAGCACAGCAGTTTGAGTATGGTGGCTTCCCTTTCACGCTCGATACGCGCTGTAAGTGGGATTGGTGGCTTGACCTCTACAAATTTGGTGGCGACCTCAAAACCTGTTCAGCCGCAACCCAAAAAGAATTTGATGATGCCGTTGATTTCTTCGATTGGGACAGGAGCCGCGCATGGTACATGGACATCGCACATTCCGACTGCGATTTCATCTATGCCATCAGCAAAAAGAACTGCAACGTATTTACCACACGCATACGCAGGGACGACCCGGTGTATCTCCGTGGCAGAGATAAGTATCTTGAATTAGCATTTCAATATTGGTGCCTCGCATTATGACAGCAACATTAAAACATAACCTCCGAGTAGAGCCATACGAATACCAACGTGAGGGTATTTTGTTCGGTCTTGACCGGCACCGTCTGCTTATTGGTGACGAGCCGGGGCTTGGCAAGACCTTGCAGAGCATCGGGATTGTTGATACAGCCTCCGCTTATCCTTGTTTGGTAATATGCCCCTCCTCGCTTAAAATCAATTGGCAGAGAGAGTTTGAGAAATTCACCAACAAAAAGGCTCTTGTGCTTGACAATGCTTCCCGGACATCGTGGCCTTACCTGCTCGGCATGGGTATGTTCCATGTAGCAATCGTCAATTATGAGTCGCTGAAAAAGTTCTTTGTGTGGGACATAAAGGGCGGTAAATCATTCCAGCTCAAAGATGTTGTTTTCAACCGCGACATCAACATCTTCAAGTCGGTAATTATGGACGAGTCTCACCGGCTCAAAGACCCGACTGCGCAACAGACAATGTTCACTCGTGGCATTGTAGAGGGCAAAGAGTGGCGCATATTGCTGTCCGGTACGCCGGTTGTCAATCATGCTCAGGACTTGGTTGCACAACTCGCTATAATGGGACGGCTGCTCTCTGACTTTGGCGGTCGTGGCAAATTCCTTGCCGACTACGGCGAAAATGAAAATCTATCGGAGTTGTCGGATAAACTATACTCCTACTGCATGATACGCCGTGAGAAGAAAACAGTTCTCACAGAGTTGCCCGACAAGCAGCGCACCGACCTTCATGTCGATATTTCCAACCGTGACGAATACAATCTTGCAGCCGCAGACCTCGCCGCCTATCTCCGTGAATACACAGAATGTACCGACCGTGACATTCGCCGCAAGATGCGCATGGAGGCTCTTGTAAAGTTCATGACGCTGCGCTCTCTCGCTTCAAAGGGAAAGGTTAAGCAAGCCACTGACTTTATACGCAATTTCCTTGCCAACGGCAAACCTCTGATTGTTTTCTGCTCTCTGAAAGAGATTGTCAAGGCTCTGCAAAAGCAATTCCCGGACTCTGTAAGAGTAACCGGCGATGACAGCCTCAACGACAAACAAGCCGCTGTCGATGCTTTTCAGTCAGGCGAGGCTCAGTTAATCATCTGCTCAATCAAAGCCGCCGGCGTAGGTCTTACGCTTACAGCATCGTCCAACGTGGCTTTCGTGGAGTTTCCGTGGACTTATGCCGACTGCTGTCAGTGTGAGGACCGCGCACACCGCATAGGACAAAAGAACAATGTGAACTGCTACTACCTCATTGGTCGCAACACCATCGACCCGGTTCTTTACAACATCATTCACAAGAAACGGAGCATTGCCAATCAGATAATGGCCTCCGATGATGACATACCGACCGATGAGATGTATTTCGATGAACTTGTAAACTCTTTCCTCGACTATGGTTGAAATCAGCAATTCAGATATTTAGCGCATAATGTCCTGCCTCGATATTGCCATAGAGCATTAAAGTCATTGAACGGTCTGCGCAACAGCACCCACGCTTGGGCAATAGGCCAACTTAAAGATAAAATAAATCGAAAACTTAAAAAACAACATTCAAAATCGACTAATCATGACAAAGAATGACATCGCAGTTGAACTCTGTAAGCGTATCCCTGACCTGCCGAAATCTACGGCTCTCCATGTCGTAGACGGTGTGACCGACATTCTCGCTGACGCTTTCGACCGTGGCGAAAACGTCTATCTCCGTGGCTTCGGTACGATGGAAGTCAAAACCACAAAGGAGAAAAAGGCGCGTAACATCAACGCTGGTACTACGGTTGTAGTTCCGGCACAGCGCATTGTGAAATTCAAACTCAGTAATCAACTCAAAAATCGCATGAACAATGATTGACTCAAGAAAAACGGAAATCCGCTATATAACGGATGACCCCAAAAAGATGCTCGGTAAATGGGTCGCTCGTCGCGCCCTAAAAACGTGGACCGAGGACTTCGTAGATGAGAGTAGCGGCAAAGTTGTATCCATAGAACGGAACGAAATTCTGCTTGAACGTGGCACCTATATCAGCCAAGACGTTCTCTGTACAATCAATTTCATGATACAAGAGGGTTCTCTTAAAGAAGTAGAGGTTTCTAATCAGAACCGGCAGGGTATGTTACTTGAGAACCGTTCACTGTTACCATTCAAAGCTGTGGCTAAGATTGACGGAAAACGCAAGTCATTCCTTCTATATGCTAATTCTATTGCCAATGCATTGGTGATTATGGTGGACTTCATAGAGCTAAACTATAAAGGCGGTTTTGAAATTTCGGATATCAAAGAAATGGATTATTGTGTGGTTATTATAGACCGCCTTAAATCCGCTGAAGCTCGTAGATACGAAATTGATGCTGCATATCTGAAAGGTGATATTTCAATGGAAGATTTTGTTGAGGCAACCTGCGACAATATTTCTAAAGGAAATCCCGATGATGAGCAGCAGGACGATGATAAAAAGGAAACCAAGAAATTCTATCAGATTGGGGCACATGTTGTTCTCCATAACGATAAAGAAGGAGACATCGAAGAAGACCATACGTTCATCGTACAGACTGTTTCCGCAGTCCGTGCCAATATGCTTATAGAGAAGTGGCTTCGTGATAAGCAGGAGGAACGTTTCAATGAGTCGTTAAAGCACCCGGAACGCACTTTTGTCAAGTATCAGATAAACTCATTCATTGAGGAGTCAAAGATAATTCCCATAGGTTGTTTTATTCCTGTGGAATTCTCAAAAGTGTATAACGAGAGTGATTATGACCATTGAGGTAATCGTTTCTCTGAAACGCTTCGACTCCTTTAAAATATGACCATCGAAGAATTTAGGGCTATGCGCGTTGCACCGGCTCCTAAAAAGCGCAACAAGTATGGTGCAACAAAGTCCGGCGGCTACGACTCCAAAAAGGAACACAAGCGGGCCAACGAACTGAAGCTGATGCAACGCGCCGGCCTTATCACCAATCTCCGTGAGCAAGTAAAATATGTGCTTATCCCCACTCAACGCGATGCTGCCGGAAACCTCTTGGAAAAAGAGTGCTCCTACCGTGCCGATTTTGTCTACGACAAAGACGGCGTTACTGTGGTCGAAGATACAAAAGGGGTGTGCACACCAGAGTATAGACTAAAACGAAAATTGATGCTCTATGTCCACGGAATATCAATCGTAGAAATTTAGCGCAAACCGAATGTAAAACGAAGCTCGCTTCAGTTTTGCTGAGGTGCAGCCTAAATTATTCAAATTTAATCATTACGGCTATGGCACGAATAGCAAAATCGGGACTTGAATATTTCCCTTTCGACATAGACTTCTTTCAAGACATCCGCATACGCAAGTTAATCAAGCGTCAAGGTGGTAAAGCTGTTACGGTATATGCTCTCCTGCTCTGTCTTATCTACAAGAACGGGTACTACATGCAGTGGGATGATGAGTTGCCTTTCATTGGCTCGGAAATGTCGGGCTTTGATGAGGCGTATGTATCGGAGGTGATTAAAACCTGCCTGTCGCTGGGGTTGTTTGATAAGAATTTGTATGACACTGAACAGGTCTTGACTTCCAAGGGTATTCAAGTGCGCTACTGCAACATTCAACGCCTCAACAAGCGCATGAGCCGGATTGATAGATACTCATTGATTGAGGAACTGACTAAGACCTCATCGACAAGGAACCGCAACAAACAGGCCAAACCCGCTAAGCCGGCATCGCCAAAACCGGCGGTGGCCCCGCAGCCCGAACCCCTGCGCCCTGCAGTCCCTCAACCTCCGGCAACCGGCACCAATGCCGAATGGCTGACTGAATTCTTTGCTGAGAACCACAAGGAAAGTCTGATGCTGCTCTGCAAAAACTTTGGTCTGGCCTATGGTGATATTGACTGCTTGCGCTCTCTGGCTGATGCTGTTGTCGGTGAGTGGGAATTGTCGCACACACAGCACCACGATTACAGCGATTGGTCACGACATCTTATTTCCGCTATGCGTATCAAGAGCCGCGATACATCTAAACCGAGTAACAACCAACCCTCCGCTCCTGCTCCGACTGACTACACATTTGGCGGTGGCTTCGGCGGTCAAGACATCTGATAGTTATGACTGAAAGTATAGGAACGGCATTGTCCGGGTGGATGGCTCAACAGGAAGCGGCCCGCAAGGAAAGGGAGAACCGCGAGGCTGAGGCCATGATGAAACAGGACCATGAACGCCGCATGGCCGAGGAACCTCAGACCGAGGAGGATAAAGAACGCGCCAAGCTCGCAAAGATAGGTGTTGAAACTGTCAATACCATCTTCGGGCGTGTCCTCAACGATATACACAAGGCCGAAAAGAAACGGCAGCTCCTTGAAATCCCGGCGGTGTTCCACGCACATTCAAAACTCTTTCTCCAGATTGCCAACAAGGTTCTGGCATATCAGCATCGGGAGTTTGTGATTGATGATAACAACAGCAAGGTGCTTCGCTTCCTGTTGTACTACTTCAATGACTGTCCTTTGGCCGAGGAGGTTTTTCCCGGTCGTGGTTACAAGCTCCACAAGCATATCATGTTGCAGGGCAATGTCGGCACCGGCAAGACATTACTAATGGAGATATTCTCTGAATACCTTCGCTACACCAACAACCCTAACTTCTTCTACAACCTGTCGGTTACGCAGATGATTAACTATTACACTCTGCACAATAACCTCGACCGCTACACCTTCAACGAGGAGGAGAATAAGGGCTTTCAATGTAAGCCGGTAAACATCTGCCTTAATGACATCGGTGTCCAGACTACCACCTTCTACGGCATGGATACAAAGGTGCTGACCGATGAATTTCTCCATGCCCGCAATGAAATATGGTCGCAGTTCCACCTTAAGGCCCACGTCACAACTAACCTCTCCATCGAGCAGCTCAAGGAGAAATACAAAGACGGCTTCGGACGACTGATAGACCGTTTCAAGACCTACAATGTAATACCCCTCGGCGGCAATAGCCGAAGATAAACCGATACCGATATGGATAAAATGCCCCCGGAATATAAGGTGACTCGTGAAAAAATCAGAGCAGTAATAAACGAGTCCGGGCTTCCAGAAATGCAGATGTACTCTCTCTTGGCAACCTGCATGACTGAGTATGCCCACAAACACAACGGCAATGACTTCGACACGATAAGTCTAAAACTCGCCATCGTCAGCAAAACCATGTTGGACGCGGTGGACAAAGCAAAGGAACTTTATAACAACCTCACTAAATCAAAATAATCATGCAAAAAGCAATCAACCGTCTGCACAGACAAATTCTCGCCGGAGTAAATCAAGGTGGCGGCGCACTCGGCGCACTCGTCATTGTCGGCTCTGTATCTGCACCCGACCACGGCTCGGTAACATCATTCTCCGGCGGCAACACCGCGCCCATCGTGTCCGGGCTTGTCAAGGAAATGCGCCGTGACCCCGGCATCCTCGCCGCTGTCCGCATGGCCCTCTCCATAGTCGATAACATCGAAAATCAGAACTGATATGAATGACGATAAACTGAACTATGCCAACCGCATTAGAAGCGAAATGCGCGTTGTGGAAAAGATGTTGAACCGCATAGAGAAAAAGGAGGCAGTGGTGGACATCACTTTCAGTAATGGCAATTATGGCTGCTGCTCATGTCAAAGCGACTATCTCTCAGATGATGAGGTGACAGCCATAAAGACCAACATCACTAAACAAATCCGTCTGCGGGCACAGACTCGCCTCGCCGAACTTCAAAAAGAATTCGAAAACCTTTAAAATCAATCAACAATGACAACATTCGCAATCACCACTCTCGTCATCCTCCTTCTCGTGGCTATTAATGTAGCCCTATTCTATCACAAACGCGCCGACATCATCCTGCGCAAGAGCCGCTCACAGCAGATAGAGAACTACGCCTACCGTGATGCCAACCGTGACCCCAACGCCATCTACTGCGTCCAGAGGGTAGAAACAGACCTGCCCGAATACCGTCAGTACAACAACTGTTGGGGCGTGTGCCGGCGCACAACCAACCGTGGCTTCATGTTCTGCACCACAATCAAGGTGTTCACCGATGAGGACGATGATTTCAACCTCCGCGAAGCTGAGGAACTTTGCGAAATGCTCAACTCCAAATAACTCACGACCAATGAAGAAAGTAAAATGCGAGGTCTGCGGGGAAATGGTTCCCCAGAATGAAATGTCAAAGTCGTATCGGCACCGCTGCAAGAAGTGTGTCGCCGATATGACCCGCGCCCAACGTCATGCCGAGAAACAAAAGCAGGATGCACAGAGAAACGTGCCTCACACCTACGAGGCTCCTGCGCCCTACGGCGAGGGGCCGCTGCATGACGCGCCCCCTAAAATGAGTGAGAATGATTTTGACGAAACAATCTCTCTCGCCATTAAGACCTACGGCAAGGAAGCACAGACCCAGATGTTGTTTGAGGAAATGGCCGAGCTTCAGAACGCTATATGCAAACTCAATCGTGGCCGTGGCACAGCAGGTGATGTTTGCGAGGAGATTGCAGACGTGATGATAATGTGCCTTCAGATGGCGCAAATCTACGGTCTGAAAGATGTTGAGTGGTGGGCCAACTATAAAGTAACACGATTGAAAGACCGCCTAAATCCTATCAACTGCGCATGTGAGCAGATAAAAGAAGTTCGCAGGAAAGTTGAGAACCAAATGTTGGATAGCTTAGGGGTTCCTGCTGACTGCTTGAAAGGGGGCAAAGATGGGAATCAATAAACCAATCCTTGACACTTGCTGCGGTGGCAAGATGTTCTACTTCGATAAGAATGACCCGAATGTTTTGTTCCAAGACATTCGCCAAATATCGACAACACTTTGTGACGGACGCAGATTTGAGGTTTCCCCAGATGTGGTAGCCGATTTCACAAGTATGCCATATCCCGACAACACCTTTAGAATGGTAGTGTTTGACCCTCCTCATCTATTGCGAAACGTAGGTAAGTCAAAATTTGCAGACCTTTATGGAAGCCTAAATCCCAAGGCAAAGCCAACGGGATATCAGCACATTAAATATGGCTCCCTCCCCAATATGGATTGGAGGGATATGTTGACAAAGGGGTTTGCTGAATGCTTCCGCGTTCTCGCGCCGGGAGGTTTCCTAATCTTCAAATGGAACGAAACCGATATTAAAGTGTCAACCATACTCAAACTCACAGACCAAAAACCGATATTCGGACACAGGTCCGGCAAACGAGCAAATACCCATTGGATTTGCTTTATGAAAGGAACAGAACAATGAAACAACTCCTATACATAGACCTATTCTGTGGTGCAGGTGGAACATCCACAGGCATAAATTCCGCACGACTTGACGGTGAACAGTGTGCTGAGGTTATTGCCTGTGTTAATCATGATGCAAACGCAATAGCCTCACACTCTTCAAATCACCCGGACGCACTTCACTTTACAGAGGATATACGCACGTTGGAACTATCCCCGCTCGTTTCCCACCTCCAAAAATGTAGAGCGGAGAATCCCGATGCACTGACTGTCCTGTGGGCATCGCTTGAATGTACCAATTTCAGCAGAGCAAAAGGAGGTCAGCCCCGCGATGCAGACAGCCGCACACTTGCAGAGCATCTATTCCGATACATTGAGGCCATTGAGCCGGATTATATTCAGATAGAGAATGTGGAGGAATTTATGTCGTGGGGGGATGTTGACGAAAATGGCAAACCAATATCCATGGACAAGGGCAAAAGTTATCTCCGTTGGGTGCGGAATGTAAAACGCTATGGTTATAACTTTGAGCATCGCATACTCAACGCGGCTGATTATGGTGCATACACCTCTCGCAAGCGTTTCTTCGGAATATTCGCCCGAAAGGGTTTGCCGATTGTATTCCCCGAAGCTACCCATTGTAAGAATGGAAGTAAGAATCTTTTTTCAGAGTTGCAACCATGGAAGCCGGTCCGTGATGTGCTTGACTTTTCTAATGAGGGGAAAAGTATTTTTGAAAGAGAAAAGCCGTTGTCAGAAAAGACCCTTGAGCGCATCTATGCAGGACTAATCAAATTCGTTGCAGGAGGCAAAGACGCCTTCATGATAAAATACAACTCGGTCAATCAGAGAACAGGAAAATATGTGCCGCCTTCGCTCGATGCTCCTTGCCCGACAGTTGCAACACAGAATCGTCTGGCACTCGCACAGGTGTCGTTCCTATCTAAACAATATGGTGGGCATCCGTATAGTAAGAATGTGTCAGTTGATGGCCCGGCAGGAACGGTAACAGCGAGGGACCACCATGTGTTTGTGTCGGTGCAATATGGTAATGGTTATAACATTGAGCCAAATAGACCAGCTCCTACGATTACCACAAAAGATAAGTTGTCATTAGTAACAACACGCTTTATCGCCAACGAGTATTCGGGTGGTGGTCAGATTTCAAGTATCGACACGGTTAACCCCGCCGTCCTTACCAATCCTAAGCAGAAACTTGTGACTGTCTGTCCTTGGATTATGGATACAAACTTTGGGAATGTCGGTGCATCTGTGGATTCACCTTCCAGAGTAATTACGGCAAATCATAAGCAACATTACCTTATGAATCCGCAGTTCGCCTCCTCTGGTTCCTCGATTGACGACCCTTGCTTTACCCTCATCGCACGAATGGATAAACGTCCACCATATCTCATCGTTACTGAGACAGGAGAAGTCGCTATCCGTATTTTTGAGAATGATTCGCCAATGACGGTCAAGATTAAACTGTTTATGGCATTGTATGGCATCGTGGATATAAAGATGCGTATGCTTATGATTGATGAACTCAAACTTATAATGGGTTTCCCAAAAGATTACATCTTAGTTGGTACACAAGCCGAACAAAAGAAGTATATCGGTAATGCGGTAGAGGTGACAATCGCTCGTGCCTGGTGTGAATCTCTCTGCAAAGAAATTAAAAAGTATCATGAAAAGAAAGTAGCATAATGAACTCCCGAACATTCTTTGAAAAGGTTGCCCTCATGCGTGAGGCTCAAAAAGACTATTTCCGCACACGCTCGCGGGATGTCCTGCGCAAGTCTAAGGCTCTAGAAGCCGAGATTGACTGCGAAATAGAGCGTGTCCGTGCCATGGGTCATACTGCGCCCACACAACCTCAACAGCCAAATCTATTCTCTCCCACAACTTAAAGTGGGCACTCCAATCATTAAATCTAATTTTGCCAATGATGAAAAGTATATTGCCGAACTCACGCAAACATGATATATCATTCCATGCCTCTGGCAAGATTGATATATCGGCCCACGTTGCCCGGAAACTATCTCTTGCCCCCGGCGATATCATAGACATCGCCCACGAAAATGGCGAATGGTATCTATACGTCAAACTCCGCTCCGGCAACTATGTCGGCCGGCACGATGGACGAGTGTGGGCAACTGCTAACGGTAAGGGAACATTCCGTACCTGCTCAAAAGCTTTGGCGACGGCCATGCTTGCCGCCGCAGCTGTTAGCGGCCGACTCCGCTGCCCTTGTGGCGCAGTGATTGAGCGCAACAACACCAAGTACATCACAATCATATACCGCTGCTCGCTATGATTAAAGATATTAAATACAACGGCTACACCGCGCAGCCTTCCGACTACGAATGTCTTGACGGAGACCTCGCAATCTCGCTTAATCTTATCCATGAAGACGGAGCGATACACTCAATCCCCCAGCCTGCGCCGAAGTTCTCAATTGGCTCTGACAGGAAACTCTTCATTCATAGAATAGGCTCAAACTCCAACTACATAGCCTATTCAACTCAGACAAACGCCGTGGATTGGGTCGGCTCCGAAAAAGATGGAAAGTTTGTACAGCAGAAAACCATCACATCCGCCGCTGAGGATATTGGCTCTATAATCAATATAGCATCCGTCGGCAACATCTTGATTTTGAGCACGACTAAAAACATTTTCTATATCCGGTTCAACGCCGGGAAAAATGCCTATGTGTTCTTGGGCTCAAAGATTCCGAACATCTTCTTGGATTTGGCTTTGAAACTCAACTTTACTCTGTCCGACACTCAAGAAAAATCATTTGACATAGCTGCCGGTGCCGGTGGCGGTAATACAACAACCGGTGATAACGATTGGCAGACTGCCATCGCTGTTTCGTATGATGTGTCAACGGCCAACGGCCTGCTGAAAAGAGAGTATGTTTTATCAGAAAAACTCAGAGATACATATGTCGCGACTGAGCTGACACCTTTTCCTGCCGAGTTTAAAATAGACGCGAATGTAGAGTATAAGCTTAAGTGGGACGTCATTGCTGGATGTAATATTGGCATGTCAATACAAATATGGGGTAAACGCAAAGGCGATACCGAACATCAATGGATGTGTTCCGCCGCAAACGAACATGCCTACCCCAATACCCTTGAAGTAAAGAAATCTTTCGCTGAAGACTGGACTGACATCCGATATCAGATAATGTTTTATTGCCCGGATCTCTCCGCATCATACAGCGGAACAAAAGGCAACATCACTTGGTATAAAGGCATTGATAATTCTGACAGCGACTCGGATGATGTCAGCACATATATCGAATATACATCAGAGTCGCATACCGCTTTGATGGGCGCCATTAATAAATTTATCAAAGAACAAGCTACCGACAAGGCTCGCTTCATATATCCTTTCTTTGCCCGATATGCCATAAAATTATATGATGGCTCATACTCATATATATCAGAGCCTATTCTTATGGTGCCAAACTCCGGATATGTTCCTGCCGTATCTTTCTCAAAACATTCTTCACTAGGCACACGTCTTATCATGACAGCTTTCGCCGCCGACATAAGATATAAAGTGCGCGGATCTATCCCCAAGGACTGGGAGGACCTGATTACCGGCATCGACTTATTCGTTTCACAACCTGTCTGGCCTTACAATCAGGGGCAAAATTATGATGGTACTACCAACTATTTCCGTTTCAGAAGGTCTGTTGACTCAAAAGGATTTGGCCGGGCTTATTTTGACGGAGTAGCGTGCGATGACAACTCATATGGCCGCCTGGAACTTAAAGACTATATCACCAGATATGCCACCAATGTGATAACAAATAACTACGTTCAGGTCGCTCCCCGTTCAGTGGAAGATATTCGTAAAGATGTCGTATCCGTCTCTAATTTCTATAAAATCTGTAGCCTCGGTCTGACGCAATTAAATGAGGCCAGATATGACTTCGTTGATGCCGACCTCGAAAAGGGCACCTTATCCACTTTGGTCTCACGCGAAACACTAAACGACGACACTCTCCAATATACAGGCTTCAAAGACGCATACATCAAAGAGTACAACAATCGGCTTCATATTTGCCATTCCTCTATCCTATTGCGCAACCCCAGCCATCCCTCCATGTGCTTCAACTACCTTACAGACACAAATGCCAACCGTATTGTAACCTATGTATATCTCGCCACTGACGACGGAGCAAAGTCACTGATGCAAATTTATGCAAGCAGCATCAGTGGAGCTTGGTTCTTCTACCCTGACGCTCGTGCATATAAAGCCGCTTTCTGCCTTGAAGACAGTGTCGGCAATGTTCTTGGCATTACCGAGGTCGACTTGAAAAAACACGACTTTCTTAACGGTGCGTACTGGTACGCAGGCGACTATTGCGATGTGCCGACTTTTATTGAAGCTACTGTACGCCCGTCGTTTGAAGAAGATACCGACTCGATAAAGGCTTTGTCTACAATCTATGTATCAGAAGCCAATTGCCCGTTCGTATTCAAGGCAATATCCGCTGTTAATGTTGGTGCTCAGGAAGTCCTTGCCGTTTCAAGTGCTGCAAAGGCTCTCTCTCAAGGACAGTTCGGACAATTCCCCTTGTACGCTTTCACCACCGAAGGCATTTGGGCGCTGTCAGTAGCTCCCTCCGGTGGATATACTGCCGTACAGCCTATCGTCAGAGACGAAACAATCGACGTCGAGTCCATTACACAAATCGATTCTGCTTTGCTCTTTGCATCTAAGCGTGGTATTATGCTGTTGTCCGGCTCTGACTCCAGATGCATCTCAGACTCCATCAACTCCGACGCCACATATGATGTAAGAGACTTAAAAGGCATCTTGTCTCTACACCCAATGCTGCAACATCCGGCAGACTCATGCTTGCCCGTCGCCCCATTCTCTCGCTTCATCGCCAATTGCAGGATGGCCTACGATTATCCTCATCAGCGAATTATACTATACAACACCTCCAAAAGTTACGCCTACGTTTATTCTTTGAAGTCAAATATGTGGGGTATGATGTATTCCGACCTTATGTACAACGTCAATTCATACCCCGAGGCTCTTGCCATCAACTCAAATGGCGAAGTAGTAGACTTCTCTGAGGCACTTGACTCCACAAGCAAAGGCCTCCTCATATCTCGACCACTCAAGCTCAACGCCCCCGACATGCTCAAAACCGTCGACACCGTCATTCAGCGTGGCCTCTTCCGGAAAGGACATGTGCAGTCAGTCCTATACGGCTCGCGAGACCTCTACAATTGGCACTTGGTATGGTCGAGCAAAGACCATATCCTCCGCGGCTTCCGCGGCACACCATACAAATATTTCCGAATTGCTTGCGTGACCTCGCTCTCCGATGATGAAAGTATCTTCGGAGCCTCCCTGCAATTCAATCCTCGTCAGACCAATCAACCGCGATAAAGATACTTTATAGGCAATTAGATTTAAGGTAACAAAGATTGTTAAACAGAGAGCCGGGGCGCGTGATGCGTCTCGGCTCTCGTCCTTGTCGGGATAGTTCCAGGTTGCCCCGGCAAGTAATACGTTAGAATGGGTGCGAGGGTCGCCTCAGCACTCCTGTACGGCTGTTCTTGATGCTGTTGATTTCCTCCTGCGCCTCCAACGCTTTTTCAAGCCAGTTACGCGCGGCTTCGGGGTGCGTGATGCTCAACCAATCATATATCACACGAGTTACCATAAACTCATGGATTAGTTTGTTGAGCAGGTGCAGGGTGGTTCGTGACATCGTGGCCGGCACTTTCATGACGATTTGGTAATCTTCGGGTGTCCACATTCGGTCACAAATAACTTCGTCGTCAATCGGCTCCTGCTTTGTGTAGGGATAAAGCATTTCAACGGCTGCGGCATGAACGACCCCTAAAATGCGGTTCACCCTATCGACATTGCCCTCCTCGCCGATTTCAACGAGGGTGTGCTGTGCGTGTTGGTTTTCCTCGCCCCACACATGCCCCTCGATATAGGCATAGTTCTTTATGTCGTAAAGCAACTGCGCACGATGAAACACCAACGTCACATTCTTTGTGGCCTTGCTGTCCCCGGCATCTGAATTATAGCAGTCCTCGCTGCAACCGATATGATACATGGCTTAATCGTTATAAGTGGGACGTGTCGGCCTTTCGCGCTTGTACAGGGCTTGCTTGGCTCGGTCGAGTGCATCGGTGGCAAGGTTGGAGTAGTTCTGCGCGTCATTCGGGGAGGTGATTACAAACCACTCCGAAAGAGTGCGGTCTACAATATACTCGTGGAGCATACCGCCAAGGCTGTCACATGCCGAGTTGTTGAAATTTGAGGGGAGCAAGAAAACAAGCTGTAGCTTTCCTCCGTCCTCGACCGTCTTGTTTATGCGGTTATTGGAGGTAGAACCGTCCTCATGCAAATACTCTCCGAGTTCCACTTTCAGATGGGAGAAAGCATTGCTGATGGCACGGAGTATCTGATAAGCGTGTTCATCGTCCTCACTCGCTTGCATATACGCAGTGGCACGGTAGTCCTTGCCTTCTGCGTTTCGCGCTTGGCCTGTAAGATGCGACTTGTTCATCACGTCAAACTTGATTTCTTTCGACTCAAGCGTTACTGTAATGGTCTTTTTCTGTTCCATTGTGATGTATTATTTATTAGTTTAATCATCGTAGGTGGGACGTGTCGGCTTTTTCTTATACACGGCCTTGCGGTGAATATCGTCAAGGAGAGTGCTTGCTTTGTCAGCATAATCACCGGCTTCTCCTTTGTTTGTGTAGACGTACCACTTGGCTACTATGCTCTGCACGAAATAACTGAACAGGCTGAGTCGCATACTCGGCAACAGAGCCTCGTCAAAGGATTTAGACACATCAAGCCTCAATTCGTAATGCTGCCTTTGCAAAATGGGAGGAAGTGCGGCAGAATTGGGTGCTATGGGGTCTACAGGGAGAACAGGGTCTACAGGTGGTGTGACGATAGTATCACGCACCATTCCCTCAAAAGTGACAAGGCCGATAAGTTCTTGGCAGATGTCCGCTCGGCTTTCCTCCCAAAATCTTTCAAGGTGGTTCTCATCCTCATCAACAGTAGATATGCGGTGCAGAGCATTTTCGTCATTGTCCATCTTGCCGCCGGTGTAGGCGGTGGTGACTGCAATCTCCTGCATCACATCTTCCTTATTGATTGATAGTGTTATCTCCATGTCAAAAACTGATTATTGAATAAGTTACTCCGACACCTATATACGGCTGAAAGCCCTTTGCCCCATAGCCATAACCGGCTGTTATTCCTATGTGCCAACGCTTGGGAGGCTTCCATTCTCGTTTGGTGATAATTGTTGTTGGTGCAAATACTCTGATGCTGTCGAGCCGTGGGTCTACCGGGCCGCTCACCCATGCTTCATAAGTGCTGTCGGCATAGTGTCGTTGTGTTATCGGGAGTTCCACGATTGCGCTGTCTTGGCTACATCGGGGTTCGCCTCCGGCGCCGACGCCATAAACGGTAGAGTGAATTATGCTGTCCTCACAAATACTGTCCTTGTCGTCACGTTGTCGAGGTTCGCCTCCTACACCTCCACCGAGGTAACCGTTCCCTTGGACGCTTCGCTCTGCGAAGAACCGATAGTTCGGCAGAGTATAGCGGTGCGTTCCTAACGCCAACTCCGACTGCGGCATCGGTGCGTAGTACGGAATGGTGTCCACGGTCGTTTCCTTTATTTCCGTCACGGTGCCGGGCGGCTTCTCCGTGCGGCCTTTGCCGATGAACAACCCGGAAAGGAATGCTGTCAGTCCTGCAATTGCTAACAGGATATAATGTTTCGTTTTCATGCTCTGTTGGTGTTAGAGTTTGAGGCCGTCTGCTGTCGGTTCAATGGTAGAACATGTAGAGGGGTCTTTACTTGACGGATAGGGATTGTCGCAGTTCAGACGTTTTAAGTCCATGCCGAGCCACATTACACCCTCTTGGAGTTTGGTAATAGCAAGGCTACGCTCACGCGAGGCAGGAAGTTCCTTAACTCTTTGGACAATCTCGTCAATGTCCTTACGCAGTTGCTTATTGGCAACAATTTCTTTTTCTCTGTTCATGATTTGATACTGTTGATGTACTGAATGATTGAATTAACGTGCAATGTTGTAATGGCTCGTTTTCCCTCCTCTGACAGCAGGAACTTCACATCCTCCTCGTTATCCTGAAAAAGGTTCTCCGTCAGCACTGCCGGACACGCCGTGTCGCGAGTCATGGCAAGCGACTGCACCCAATACTTCTCGGGCGGCACACACCGGTTGCCCATCAGCCCCATATCTGTGGCGTTGGCCGTGAATATCTGGGCGAGTTTCTTGGACTTGCTCGATGCATTATTGCTGACGAATACCGAAAAGCCCGTGGCCGAATGCCATTTGTCGTCAGCTCCGGCGGCATTGTTGTGTATCGACACAAGCACTACATTCTGTGAGCCGAGTTTTTTTGCCCATCCGTTAACCTTGCGCACTCGCTCTTTCAGAGGGGTGTCGGTTCTCTCCGGCACAAGAAGCAGGGTGTCAACTCCGCGAAGTGTCAGCGCCCTGCTCACGCGCTGCGCTATCTCGCGGCAATAGGCATATTCGCGTAGTCGGCCGTCGGGACTGCACTTGCCCCGAGTATCCTCTCCGTGACCATTGTCTATAAGTACTTTCATTTTGTCAGTCTTTAAGTTCGTTAAGGTCTATGTCAAAGTGGCGAGAGGTCTTGTCAACGAGTATCTTCTGTAATACCGTCGCCCACTTCGCACCGTTGCAGCTCGACTCATTCTCAAGGATAGACCATAGCTGCCAGAAGCAGATTGCTCCGGCCGCCACTTTGGTAAGGTCGATAGGCATACCGTCTGTGATATGACGTTGTATCAGAAACGACATGATAATCAACGCCCACGATTTTAGGATGGTAAGAAGTACTGCGCCGAAATGGTGACTCTTGAACTTCTTTCCTTCCGCGCTCACCCTATCGGGATGTGCCTTTCTTGCACGTCTTGACAGTGACCACGCCGTATAGCAGTCTGCAAGTATCATCAGTGTACATATCAAAATGTACGGTAAGGTTGGTTCAAGTATCGCCATAGTTGCGCCTACTGCGGTAAATAGCCACCGCAAAATGTCTGATATTAATTGGTTCGGATGCATGATTGTGTAGTTTTGTGATTAATCTATAAATCATCATGTGTAGTAGCTGGCAAGGAACGCAAAGACGCCCCCGGCAACACTCCCGACAACATCCCATGCCAAATCCCACACGCAGAAATGATTTCCTTCCTGCCTGCAGTCTTTTACCTCTTTCCATATACCGGCCGCGATAGCCACGGCAAAAGCGATGACGGCGCAGACCATTGCCGAAACATGCAGCAACGACACCGACACGCCGCTTACAGCAGCTATCACAAACTCACAGAACACATGGAGTCTCTTGTCGCGCCCGGTCTTGTCTTTACAAATCTTTGTCATAATATGATACTTTCGTTTACTTCACAAAGGTAGCCCGGTTAAGAGGCTGCACCTCTTTATCTTTTGAATTTGACGGGCTCTCATGGTGCCTATTCATCAACCTCAGTCATTTGTAATGCCACATTTTGAGTCAGACAATATCGCCCTTGCGCGGGCTTTGCACTCCTCTCGGTAGGCTTGATAGTCTGCATATTCGCTGCGACGCTTCTCTGTTGCAGTGCCACTCATCACATTGTTGATGAGCGCGAACTCGTCGGAGGCTGTGTAGCGCTCGCGTATCAGCTCCTCCACCTTGGCCTTGTATTCCGCTTCATTGTACGGCGGAATGTCGGCCACGGCGATTTCCTCCCATGCGTCGGGGTCTTTTGCCGTGGTGTGACGTATAGGTGTGTAGTCGTCGGAGCCTACTCGATGAAGGATGTGGTCGGCGTCAGTATCGAGCGCCCACATGTTGAGGTTTTCTTTGTACGTCTTGTTCATATTGTTGTAATTTAATTGGTTGCGAAAGTTATGTTTTTCTCGGCCGCAAGAGCAAGAAGCGCGTGCCACTCGGTGTTTGTCTCGTCGGTTAACTTCGCGTAGACGTCGGGGTGGACGGTGATAGTTGCCCCGTCAGGCACAGCTTTTGGCGGGATGAAACTCTGAACAGACGCGAGCGACAACAGCGGAGACCAATGTATG